CAACTAACCCCGGTGGAAGAGGTCATGCTTGGGTTAAGAAGATGTTTATTGACCCGTCAGCATACGGTAAAGCATTTGATGCCACAGATATTGAAACTGGCGAAGTTCTTAGATATCCAGCAGGACACAGCAAAGCAGGTAAATCCTTATTTAAGCGAAGGTTTATCCCGGCACGATTATCTGACAACCCTTACCTATCAGACACAGGTGACTACGAAGCTATGCTTCTTTCGCTTCCTGAACAACAACGTAGACAGTTGCTTGAAGGTGATTGGGATATTAAAGAAGGGGCAGCGTTTACCGAATTTAATCGGGATATCCATGTTGTTGAGCCTTTTGATATACCTAACAACTGGGTTAAGTTTAGAGCATGTGACTATGGTTATGGTTCATATAGTGGCGTGGTTTGGTTTGCCGTTAGTCCTAGTGAGCAACTCATTGTTTACAGAGAACTATACACCTCTAAGGTACTCGCAACTGATTTAGCAGATATGGTGCTAGACTTAGAGGCTGGGGATGGTAATATTAAGTATGGTGTTCTTGACAGTTCTCTTTGGCATAAGCGTGGTGATACTGGTCCTAGCCTTGCAGAGCAAATGATACAGAAGGGTTGCAGGTGGCGACCATCAGATAGAAGCAGAGGTAGTCGTGTTGCTGGTAAAAACGAAATACACAGACGACTACAAGTAGACGAATATACGGAAGAGCCTAGACTTGTTTTCTTTAGTAATTGCACGAACATTATCTCACAGATTCCAGCCTTGCCAATTGACAAGAAAAATCCAGAAGATATTGACACGACTGCAGAAGACCACTTGTATGATGCGATGAGATATGGTATAATGTCACGACCCCGTTTTAGTATATTTGATTATGACCCACATGGAAAACCGGGTGGTGGTATGCAAGTAGCAGATTCAACCTTTGGATATTAAGGAATAGAAAATGGCAGAAGATGAAAATGTAATGATTGAAGATGACGCTATCTCATTAGAAGATGTAGAGGATAGCAATGCTGAAGATGTAGATGTTTCTTCCATTATTCCTTTTATTAGAGAAAGATTTAAAAGAGCAGAAGACTATAGATACCAAGATGAACAAAGATGGCTAAAAGCATATCGTAATTATCGTGGATTATACGGACCTGACGTAGCTTTTACCGAATCAGAGAAGTCACGTGTCTTTATTAAAGTTACTAAAACAAAAACTCTTGCGGCCTATGGGCAAATTGTTGATGTACTTTTTGCTAATAATAGGTTTCCTTTATCTGTTGACCCTACTGAATTACCAGAAGGAGTTGTCGCAGACGTACACTTTGACCCCCAAGAACCAGAGCAGTTGCGTGGTGATACTGCCCTAAGTAGTCCATATGGATTTGCAGGTGATGGTAAAGACCTACCAGCAGGTGCTACAGAAAAGTCTCTTCAAGATATGCTTGGTGCTTTAAAGGGCAAATTAGAGGGCATAGACGGTCTTAAAGAGGGTGTGGGTAAGACACCTAGCTCAGTGACCTTTAGCCCTGCTATGGTGGCTGCAAAGATGATGGAGAAGAAAATCCATGACCAGCTAGAAGAATCAGGTGCAAGTAAACATCTTCGTAACTCTGCATTTGAAATGTCTCTATTTGGTACTGGTGTAATGAAAGGTCCTTTTGCTGTAGATAAAGAATATCCTAATTGGGGAGAGGATGGTGAGTATGACCCAGTTTTCAAAACAATGCCACAAGTTTCCCACGTTTCTGTATGGAATTTCTATCCTGACCCTGATGCCAATAATATGGATGAAGCGCAGTATGTTATTGAACGACACAAGATGTCAAGGTCGCAATTACGGAATCTCAAGAAAAGACCGATGTTCAGGTCAAATGTAATTGATGAAGTAATACAGTTAGGTGAAAACTATACTAAAGAATACTGGGAAGATGACTTAGCTGACTACGCACCAGAACACGGTGTAGAAAGATTTGATGTATTAGAATACTGGGGTATGGTAGATACAGATGCTATGGAAGAGGCAGGTGTTGAGATACCTAAAGAACTAATGGAGTTAGATGAGTTACAAGCAAACGTGTGGATTTGTAATGGCAAGTTACTGCGTATGGTGCTTAATCCATTTAAACCATCTAAGATACCATATCATGCTGCACCATATGAGTTAAACCCTTATTCTTTCTTTGGTGTAGGTATAGCTGAAAACATGGATGATACACAGACATTAATGAATGGCTTTATGCGTATGGCTGTTGACAATGCTGTGTTATCAGGAAATCTGATTGTAGAAGTAGATGAGACAAACCTAGTGCCGGGTCAAGACTTATCACTATATCCCGGCAAGGTGTTCCGAAGACAAGGTGGCGCACCCGGTCAGGCTATTTTTGGTACAAAGTTCCCGAATGTATCTAGTGAGAACATGATGCTGTTTGACAAGGCTCGTGTACTTGCAGATGAAAGCACAGGCTTTCCATCTTTTGCACATGGACAGACAGGTGTATCAGGAGTAGGTAGAACTGCTAGTGGTATATCAATGTTGATGAATGCCGCAGCTGGTGGTACAAAAACTGTCATAAAAAATGTAGATGACTATCTATTACGTCCTATAGGAGAAGGACTGTTTAGATTTAATATGCAGTTTGATTATGACCCACAAATAAAAGGTGACTTAGAAGTAAGAGCAAGAGGTACTGAAAGTCTTATGGCTAATGAAGTACGTAGTCAGAGATTGATGCAGTTCTTACAGGTAGCAAGTAATCCATCACTTGCACCGTTTGCTAAGTTCCAATATATTATTCGTGAGATTGCAAAGTCTATGGAGTTAGACCCCGACAAAGTTACCAACAATATGGATGAAGCAGCTATTCAGGCAGAACTGATGAAAGGCTTTCAACAAGAACAGCCACAAGACCAAGGCGCACCAGCAGGTGCTAATCCACTAGACCCAACAGGTGCAGGTGGCGGTAACATAGGAACAGGGCAAGTACCAGTTCCGGGTGAACAAGGATTTAGTGCAAATGGACAAACAGCAGATACTCAGCAAACTCAAGCCCCTAGTGAACAACAACAACCAATGGGAAGCGTTCAATAGTTATATTGATTTACTTGTAGAGCAACATCATAAAGTATTAGAGCAGTCTGATGATACTGTAACTATGCACAGACAACAAGGTGCTATAGCAACTTTACGTAAACTTAAAATGCTGAGAGATGAAGTCAATGGATGATAATGAATTTCTTGAATCTTATTTAAGTATACTAGAAGAAATAGAAGGTAAAGAAGGTGGAGACACTACTACCGATATTCCTACTGGATATTTAGGTATTGTAAATACTTTAGGAATAGACCCTGCTGATTATCCTAACAATCCAAGAGGATTAGCAAAAGCAGTAGCTGAAAAAAATATTCAAGAATTAAAAAGAATAGGTGTAAACTGGGATGAGTTGCCTTTATCTATGAAGTATAATGCATTAGATATGCAATTTAATTTTGGAAGTTTAAATGTAAAAGCACAAAATTATCTAGCAAATTTAAACGCAGGAAATTATGCAGGTGCGATAAATGAAACATTGGATGCACTAAGTGCAAACGACCCTAAAGATGGTAAGCAAAGACCTGTAAAAGGTATAGCATTAAGAAGAGCGAAGTTTTATAATTTAGTTGCTTCAGACATTGGTGTTCCAACAATAACAAGTGTTGATGCTGTAAATCAAGACAACGCTCAAAAAAGTGCAAAGTTCACTTATGGTTTAGATGATGGTAATACCATAGTAAAACCTTTTACTGTTATGTCACTACATAGTAGAAGCGTACCCGGTCTTGAAAAAGTATTAGGGTTTGAAGAAGAAGTAGATGTTAAACCTACTGGCGAACCTCTTCCTGAAACTAAGTTAGACGAGAGAGGTATAGCAGAACAAACTAAATCCGCATTTCCTGCTACAGGTGATGAACAATACCTAGACCAAGAAGGACCTATAAGAGATACAGGAACACTAGTAGAGCCTGAAGAAAGTCGTGGTATTTTAGATAGAATAAAAGATTTTATTAGTCCAGATACAGATGAAGAAAAAAGATTAAAAGAAATAAGAGCAGAAGAACCTGAAACACTCGATTTACTAGAAGAGTTATCTGAAGCCAGAGACTTTAGTGTTCTTAGAAAAATGTATCAAGATAAAAAGTTTAATGAAGGTGGAGCAGTACCTATGAAAGAACAAATGAGTATGTTTGATGATGGCGGTCTTATGGACGAAGGTAATACAATAGACCCTGTGTCTGGCAATGATGTTCCACCCGGCTCTACACAAGAAGAAGTACGAGATGACATACCTGCACAATTAAGTGAAGGTGAGTTTGTATTTCCTGCTGACGTAGTGCGATACATTGGTCTTGAAAAACTAATGCAGATGAGACAACAAGCTAAGATGGGTTTGCAAACTATGGATGACATGGGGCAAATGGGTAATAGTGAAGAGGCTATTATGCCAGATAATTTACCATTTGAATTAACAGACCTTGACATGGATGATGACCCAGTAGAAATGCAACAGGGTGGTGTTGCTGGTGTAAGCACTCTTCCTTCACAAGTACCTGCTACTTCGTTTGTACAAGCACCACCACCAGCAACAACTATGCCTATACCACCCACACCCACACC